TTAAGCTATATTTATGTATTCTTTTAGCGCTTTTGGCGAAAGAGGATTTAGCTTAACTGCATCTTCTAAATGGTCAGGGGCAAAGTGTGCATATCGCATCGTCATTTTGATGTCGGTATGGCCGAGTACACGCTGCAAGACCAGAATATTACCACCATTCATCATAAAGTGGCTGGCGAAGGTATGGCGCAAAACGTGGGTAAGTTGTCCTGCCGGTAGCTCGATGCCTGTTCGTTCCAAAGCAGACCGGAACGCGCCATAACAATCACTAAATAACCGGCCTTTTTTGTCATCAGGCAGAGACTCGTAGAGCTCATTACTGATTGGAACGGTGCGGTTTTTTCTTCCTTTCGTGTTGGTGTATGTGATTTTGTATTTCGCGAGCTGGCTTTTTCTCAGAGCCTCGGCCTCAGACCAGCGTGCGCCAGTGGCGAGACAGATTCTTACCACGATTTCTAAATCAGGGTGGTCATGCCGTTTACACTCTCCGAGCAGTTGCGAAATTTGGTCGTGAGTTAGCCAGGCCATTTCCATTTCTTCTGTGCGGAAGGGGCGCATATTTTTCAGTGGATTTTCACCCTTCCACTCTCCGAGGCGATTTAGCTCATTGAATACCGCCCGGAAGTAGGCCAGCTCAAGATTAAGCGTGCGAGGCGATACCTCTTTCACCCTATTTGAACGGGCATACTCACCTTTTAACCGTTTTTCTCGGTAGCGGGAAAACATCTGCGCATCGAAATCGCGTGCGAGTGGTTCGCCCATACAATCAAAAGCATGGTGCATGGCTAACTGACGTTTCAAGCCGTCTTTAAGCGTAATGCCATGAGCGCCATACCATGAATCAACCAGCTCTTTTAACGTGCGCCTGTCCTCCTTTTCTTCCTGCCACGGGTTTTGAACGGTGTACTGTTCAAAGGCCAGCGCCTCGCCTTTAGTAGCGAATTTCTTTCTGATGCGCTTGCCTTTTGCACCGTTTGGGTAGAGCTCGCAAATCCAGCCGCCACCCGGATTTTTACGGACAGTCATCAATTAACCTCGCTATATACACCCACCACACGGCCAATCGTTTTTATCTCATCAATCCCACACTCAAACGGTACTTTGCCGCCTGCCACATGTAACTTTTTGCCAGGCAAAACAGTTAACTCGCGGATACTTTTTGCCCCCTCAATATCTACAAGCCATGAGCCATCGGAGAGCGAAGCATCAAGCTCAAGAAAGTGAATTACGTTGTCTGACCGTAGGCATTGTGGGCTAAGGGGAGCTCGGCTAAAAAGTGACTTTGGAATTCTCATTTCTGACTCATCAACCAGTTTTCCTTCACTTAATGTGAATGATTTGATGGTCAGCTCCTCAGATGTGCAAGAGGGAGATGCTTTGTCGTTTGCGAATTTATCCCCTTTTCCGGTAAGCAACCATTCAATATTGGCACCAGTTTCAAGAGCGCAATGGACGATAAAGTCATAAGAGATACTGCCCCGCGTGTAGCGGTTCTGCAGGGAGCTGGCAGCGATATTGAAGTGCCGAGCGAGCTGTATTTTTTGGGCGTAACCGTAAACATCACAAATCCTGTCTAAGACATGTTCGTTACTGATTCCTGAATCGATTTGCATAAAATTCGTATCCACGTATTGACTATTGCGGCTTATGCGCATTAGTATGCGGCTAAACCTAAGGTGATTAATGGCAAACGTTGGCAAACTGATGACCATTAATTGCAAGTATTGGCAAATAGGGAATCATGCAATATGGCTTCTGAAATCGCAATCATCAAAGTGCCTGCACCTATCGTTACTCTGCAACAATTCGCAGAGCTTGAGGGTGTTTCTGAACGCACCGCTTACCGCTGGACAACCGGCGACAACCCTTGTGTACCAATCGAACCCCGCACCATCCGTAAAGGCTGCAAGAAAGCAGGTGGCCCGATTCGTATTTATTACGCACGCTGGAAAGAAGAGCAGTTGCGTAAGGCGTTAGGTCATTCCCGTTTTCAACTCGTCATTGGTGCGTAATTCACTTTATGTGAAATTTGAGGGCTCAGCATGTTTGATTTTCAGATTTCCAAACATCCCCACTATGACGAAGCGTGCCGGGCTTTTGCGCAGCGTCACAACATGGCGAAGCTGGCCGAGCGTGCGGGTATGAACGTTCAAACGTTACGTAACAAGCTCAATCCGGAACAGCCTCACCAGTTCACGCCACCTGAGTTATGGCTGCTGACTGACCTGACCGAAGACTCAACCCTTGTTGATGGTTTTCTTGCGCAAATTCATTGCCTGCCATGCGTGCCGGTTAATGAGCTGGCAAAAGACAAATTGCAGTCTTACGTCATGCGAGCGATGAGTGAACTCGGTGAACTGGCAAGCGGAGCCGTGTCTACAGAACGTCTTACCCCGTTTCGTAAGAGCAACATGATTGAGAGCGTTAATGCCGGTATTCGCATGTTGTCGCTTACTGCCCTCGCGTTGCAGGCTCGACTCCAGGTTAATCCTGCAATGGCAAGCGCGGTTGATACCGTGAGCGGCCTCGGCGCTTCATTCGGTCTTATGTGAGGTGGCTATGTTGAAAAATGAACCATCTTTCGCATCCCTGTTGATTAAACCAAGCCCGGCCATGCACTGCGGTCACGGCTGGATTATCGGGGAGGATGGCAAACGCTGGCACCCGAGCCGCTCACAAGCTGATTTATTGGCTGGTTTATCTTCCCAAAAAAAGAGGGGCTCATGGCTCTTGAATCTTTGCCGCAAACTGCACCGCTGATGGTTGGCGAACGCCTTGCGGGTCTTAACTATGTTGCTGAACTGCGTGCAAAACACCTGGGCGACAGCAGCAAAGAGCTTGAAAGGTTTGTGGCCGACATGCGTGATAAACGTGATCCACAACATGAGGAAAATAGCCGGGCATTATCAGCAATTTTCTTTATGGCAAAAATATCGGGCGCACGTCATGACCTCAAATTAAGTGAACTGACTACTGAGGAGAAAAAAGCGCTTATTACAGCTATGAATCATTTTCGCGCAGTAGTGAGCTTATTTCCCAAACGGCTGACCATGCCGAATTAACCCGAAACGAAATTAAAGGCGTAAACCCGCCGGGCATTTTTTTGCCTGAAATCAGGAGAAAGACCATGCAGAAAGAATTACCAAAAATGTTTATCGCAGAAAGCGATCCCCTCATGGCCGTGATTGATATAGCCAAGAAAGAAGAGCGTAAAGCACGCGCTGTAGCGGTTTCAATTCGCCTTGAAGCTCTGGCCGTTCATATCGCAAACAAGCGTATGTCCTACTTTGAAGTGGCTGAACTTCTGCGCGGTGAGGCTGCGCGTTATGAAAACGAGTCAATGGAGCTGCACTAAATGAGCATTCACATCGAAATCGGTGATAGCTGCGGAGAACCATTGTGAGGTTTGAGTACGCTTTTCCGTGGAATTCCCCTCGACCAGCAATAAGCACCCCATATCTCACTTATGAGCAACAGTATCGCCGCGAACGAAAGTTTGCGGCTTTGCTGCGTGCTCGAAAGGCGATTGCACACTTGCCCGAATGTGTAAGATTTGAAGTTAACCGCACTGCTACCTTGATGGAGCAAACGCAGGGCATTCAGCGAGCCAATTCCTTTTTAATCAGTTTTTGTAAAAAGGCATTGCCACGCTTAGAGCTGGTCGCAAAAAAATATGAATGTACTGGCATCAAAAGCAACGTTTCTGGCGCTGTTTTTGGTGGTCATTTTGATACCCAGTTAATGCAATATCTGGCATCACGCATGGTTAATATGGTTGCCAGATTTAATCGCCTCCCGGATATGTCCCGCGCCGATATCGACCTTTTGGCCTCTGATATTGCTAACTTCATTCGTGGAGAATTGGCGCATATTGACGACTCAGGGTTTGGCGAACTTAGAACGCTTTACGCCTGGTATATGCACGCTGGTTTTATCGCCCTGCAATTTAATGTCAATCCTCCACACTGGGAGCGAGTAACAAAGAAATTTTTCGATAAAAATGATATTGCCCCTGCAGTTATCCGACTGTTCACAGAAACATGGTGGCGCAGTCGTCTGCGTCGAGTTGCGGCAGCATGGCGCGAACACCTGCAAATTGCAGTCGGCAATGTCAGCAAGAAACGACACGCATACGCGAGTAAAAACTGCGTGACCGACTGGCGCGAGCAGAAGCGCCGCACGCGTGAATTTCTCAAGGGACTGGATCTCGAAGACGAAGACGGCAACCGCATCAGCCTGATTGAAAAATATGACGGTTCGGTCGCTAACCCTGCGATACGCCGCTGCGAGCTGATGACTCGCATCCGTGGGTTCGAAAATATCTGCCATGAACTCGGTTATGTCGGAGAGTTTTATACCCTCACCACGCCGTCTAAATATCACGCCACAACTAAAGCGGGCTACCGTAACAGCAAATGGAACGGAGCCAGCCCGTCAGACACGCAGAGTTATCTCACCGGACTTTGGGCGCGCATTCGTGCCAAGCTACATCGGGAAGAAATCCGCATATTCGGCATACGTGTTGCCGAGCCTCATCACGATGGGACGCCCCACTGGCACATGCTTATGTTCATGCTGCCGGAAGATGTTGAGCGTGTACGCCTCATCATTCGCGATTATGCGTGGGAGGAAGACCGCCACGAACTGAGAAGCGACAAAGCCAAAAAGGCACGCTTCCACTTTGAGGCCATTGACCCGGAAAAGGGCAGCGCTACAGGTTATGTCGCTAAATATATTTCTAAAAATATTGACGGTTATGCTCTCGATGGCGAAACCGATGACGAAAGCGGCGAGCTCCTGAAAGATTCAGCCCCCGCCGTTTCAGCATGGGCGGCGCGTTGGCATATCCGTCAGTTTCAGTTTATCGGCGGTGCGCCGGTGACGGTCTACCGTGAGTTGCGTCGTTTCGCTGATACAGAGACCGCGCATGGACTGAGCGTAGAGTTTGCCGCCGTCCATGATGCTGCTGATGCTGGTGATTGGGCTGGTTATGTAAATGCTCAAGGTGGGCCATTTGTTCGCCGTGATGATTTACAGGTGAGAGCTTTGTACGAGCCTCGCCCCGAGTTTAACCAGTACGGAGAGGAAACGGTCAGCATCCGTGGTGTTTATGATTCAGTCGTTGGTGCTGGAGCTCCGATTTTAACTCGCCTGACGCAATGGAAGATTGTGCCAAAACGTGCCCTTGATTTGGCCGTTGACGTTAAGGGCGCGACCGCGCCCTCTCGGAGTTCTGTCAATAACTGTACGGGAAGCGAAAGCGATCCACCGATACTGGATTTATCAAAACCGCTCAGTAGGCGTGAAAGGCGAGAACTGACGAACAAACTCAGGAAGCAAAAGCCATCAATACGGCGAAAATTTATCCACGGAACGGATAAGCAAAGCGCCGCTATAGAGAAAACTATCGACGAGATACATCTGACAACTGGCGTCACTATCAGCCGGTGCGAAGCCATGCACCTGATAGCAGGTGGTAAAAGCTGCTTTGATGGTAAATGGTTGCGAGGAGAGGCCACAGGAGAAATATTTACCGTGGCGCCATCACATCAGGTTAAAGATAAGGAGTATCGGGTCAAAGGTAATGAAACCCTCAATCGTGTTGCGGTTTTAGCAGGTCTAACAACGCAGAAGTAACCGTTAATACTATCCATATCATGTACATACGGTGTATTTGCTGCTTTTTTCCCTTCACATTTTTTATTAATACGTGTTACTGTATGTTTATACAGTATCTCGTCGTGGGGGTTGTGTGGATAGAGAGTTGAGTGAGCACGTTATGAATGAGCGGGTCGAAATGATCGCGCGTCTAACTGCTGAGGGTACTTGTCAGGAAAGAGACCGCGAAATTGCGCTCGGGCTGATAGCTGAACTTGCTAAAGGGAATTTGATGAAAAATAGTTCGTTTTCAGTAGTGTTCTCAACGAAACCCATTGAAAAATAATGACTAAACAATTTCGATATTTTTCTCTTTGAATATGGCCACAGTTACTAAAACGTGAGAATATCAAGCCTTGGCGAAAACTTGCTTTTTTCCGAGGCCTGTTTCGCTATAATACGCGGTCGGTTTTTAGGAGGGGTCAATGCCAACTGTAGTGTCGCTTTTTTCTGGGTGTGGTGGTTCTGATGCTGGAGTCTTGAGGGCAGGGTTCGATGTGCTCATGGCAAATGACATTCTACATTACGCCCGAGATGTGTACTTGGCTAACCACCCTGAAACCGATTACGTTTTGGGGGATGTTTCTGCTATTGAATCGTTTCCATCTGCCGATTTGTTAGTCGGTTGCTACCCTTGCCAGGGTTTTAGCCAAGGTGGGGTTCGAAAAGCTGACAGGAAAATAAATACACTGTACTTAGAATTCGCCAGGGCTCTCAGAATCGTTAAGCCTAAAGCGTTCATTGTCGAAAATGTTTCAGGTATGGTCCGTAGCAACTTCGAACATTTGCTCAAAGATCAGTTTAAGGTCTTCGAAGAAGCTGGGTATAGAGTTAAATCACAGATTTTAAATGCTTCCCATTACGGGGTAGCGCAAGACCGCAAACGTATTTTTATTGTTGGAATCCACGAAAAATTTGGCATTGATTTTACTTTTCCTAAAGCTTCTTACGGCGATGGTCTTAAACCATTTACAACAATCAGGGATGCAATAGGCTCAATGCCTGAATGGCCTATCGGTGAGTTTTATGATGCCGATTTTCATTGGTATTATTTATCACGTAATAGACGCCAAAATTGGGAACAGGTTTCAAAAACGATAGTTGCGAATCCTAGACATATGCCATTACATCCAATTAGCCCTATATTGGAAAAACTAGGTCCGGATAAATGGCAGTTTATTTCTGACTCGCCTGCTCGACGGTTCAGCTTTCGTGAAGCTGCTCGACTGCAAGGATTTGGAGATTTAATCTTTCCAGATACTGAGCGTGCATCTATGAATATGAAATATACAGTTGTAGGTAACGCAGTACCACCACCTTTGTTCGAGGCGGTGGCAAAAGCGCTACCTAATATTTGGGACTAATATATAGAGTAATGCATATGAGATAAGGATATCTCATAATTTATAAACCATGGGGATTGTGTGATTTTCTTCTCAAATGACATGTCGAGAATAAGGTTTATAATCCTCTGACGATCTAGCAATAGTACCCCGTTTGTGTGTCTCTCATTAACCCAACGTCCATTTGACTGTTTATAGAAAACAGGGGTAAACATTACAGATGGTAAATCATAATTAGTATGAAAATAATGTCTTAGATTAATTGAATGTGATTCTAAGACCTTGGTAGGCCATTCTGTTTCTTGAGCGCCGCATTGACCGAGAATACCGAAATTAGATGTTAAGCAATCATCAAATCCGTAATCTACGATGATATCAAAACCACCATCGCCAGAACTCGTTTGGTTACAATTTGCATCATTATTGCCTATTACACCAAGATCTCTTCCTAGAACTGGAAGAGCTTGTCTTAAATCAGTTCCATAGTACGAGGCTCTGTCTGGTGAGCCAACGTCAAATATTCTCACTGAAGAACGTTTACCCGCTGGCGCTAGAGCTTTAACTGCCTCTTTACAAAGGTAGGTAAAGTATTTTGCCCATTTCTGACTAATGCTTCCAAATTTACTAAATGCACTAAAAGAGCGTAATCGTGAACAGCATGTAAGAAAACAATATATTTTCTGCACATCCGTCAGTGTCTCAAGCATTATGAGTTCATCGCCATCAACAATGTAAGGATAAGCATCATTTAAAGACGATTCGCGATATTCTAATTGACTCCAGATGAAATCGATCTTTCTTTCGAGAGCATCGTGGCTTTCTGCGTCACTTTCTCTTGCTTCATCCAAAAGATCTGCATCTATAGTTTCAACGCTAATGGCTTCTTGTGAAATAATAGAGGATAGCTCATTACGATGAATGGTTTTACGACCATTAAAGTCGAGTAATAAAAGAAGCTCTGCTAAGTCAGCCATCAGGTGCGGTGTGCCGACTTGTAGTTCTCCAATATTAAATGAGGTCATCGATGTCATTCAGCTTACCTATTAATGCAGAGTGAATGAGTTTAATGTGTGCGTTCATACGTTTTGCTGATTCAACTGCGCTAGCTTCGTATTGAACTGTCGCTACTATTCCGGCTGCCTCTCGGAGACTATTTTCTGCATTTAACATCAACTCCATAAAGTCTTCAGCAGTTTTACCCGTCATTTCATATGCAAGTTTTAAAGATGCACCATTTCGGAAGTGAGTTAATGCACTTTCATTTGTCAGAACGGCCGCAAGATCTTTAATATTTCTTGACTCACCCACCTTAGTTCTACCTTTACTGTCCTTTTCATAAAGCCAGTGAGTAAGTTCTTTTACGTGTTCGTAATTTAAGACATTATTATTAACGATTGGGTCGTTGTACACTGGAGCGCCAGATGTTTGTGACGAAACACCAACAAAGCTGCCAATACGCTCATCAGCTAGCGCAGTTGATAAAACGGCAAATTTAATACTTTCTTCGTCTAAATCAGGGATGTCAAAATATCCATTCTCATCAATCAATTTGAAAACAGCAAGTGCATCTAAATTTCTTTTAATATGATCTTTTCTACTGCCTATGGTTCTTGCAACTTCAATGTATTTTTCGTTCGGGGATAACGAAGCATCTGTGAGATTAAAAATCTGCTCCATATATCTGGCTTTGGCCAATGGTTCCCATTGTTTTACACCAGTGATATGACGGAAACCGAGGTATGGAAGCACATCCATCCTGTTTTGTTCAATTATTACAGGAATGCTTGTAGGTTTATGCTCGGCATTTTTAGCAATATCCAACATCTTTAAGGTTGGTTTACTACATTGTGTTGGGTCTTGGATTAACTTTAGCGCAGTTAAACGCCTGTTACCTTCAATAACAATGAGCTTACCTGTCTCTGCACCGCTGCGGTTAAGTTCGGGCATGACAATCAATGGTTCACCGGCGAAAAAATCGTTTTCGGCTATGGCATTCATAAGATCTTCAATTGACGTACTACGTGCAATGTAGTCCAGCATAGCCTGGGGGGTTCTTGCTACAGCTTCGGGAAGACGCGGATTCTTTGGATCAAGTATCAAAGAGTCTAAGGGTTTGAATGTATAGTTTTGCGGGGAAGTCATACCATTCTCCGGAGAAGACAAATTTTGCCAATATTAGCACTCTGAGAGGGAAGAACATACCGCATCATTCGCATCTTTAACTCATGTCAAAAAGCTGCATGCAGTTGCATCTGTTTGCATGTGTTTTTTCTTTAATTAAATAGCCAGTCACACCAGTATTGATGCGCTCTAATCGTATTCATGCACCTGCATTAAAACCGACCCGTCAAGCGGGCAGGCGAGGCGGGGATAGCACTGCGCGCCAGACGGGGTGCTAGGATTTATTTTGCGCGTCTGTGCGCGTCGTGGCGGCGTGCTGAATGTTGAGGTTGAATCGTGAGGCGGTGGCGGTGTTGCGTGGCGTGTGCGGCGTCTGGTGAGCTCTGAGGATGTGCCGCCCGGAGGCGGCATTTTATGCCGGTTTAATCGGTCTCGATGTTGTAATCCTTAAAGCGAATCACCTCCATTCCAAGCCAGTCGTTTATCTCTTTAAAACGCTCCTGCAGCGGCGTCAGCTCGTTGCGCACAAACACCCGAGCCACTTTCTCGATATCCCCCATCGAGCCGATATTTTCAGGCTTGCCGCCCATCAGTTGAAACGGCACGCGGTGCGCATCGAGCAGGTCGGCGGCGCTCACCTTTTTGATGTTGAAAAAGTCATCCTTCGTAGCGACTTCGCTCAGCGGCACGATCTTAATGCCATCCGGCTTCCCGTTTGGGGCGTAGAAAAACAGGTTTTTAAAATTCCCGAGTCCTTTCGAGTCGCGCATCGCGGAGCGCAGCGCCTCGACGTCGGTGCTGCTTTGCGCCGCGTCGGTAACGTACATGATATAACCCGCATGGGCGCCGTTCTGGTAATACTTGCGGCGAAACAGCGTTGCAGATTCATTCAGCCAGGCGGAATTAAGCGCGCTCAGGTATTCCGGCATACCGTAGAGCTCCTGATTGATATCGGGCTCGAGCAGATGGCAGACCGAGCCGGGCGCGAACTGGTGAGGGTTGGTAAAGCTCGATACGTACCAGTAAACATCATCCTCGACACCCCGGCGGGTGTATTTAGCAGGTGAGGTTTCCAGCTTCATGAGCTGCCCGGTAACGCTCATACGCTTTTCAAGATAGCCGTTGGCGAACACCAGATAATCGAGCACCAGACGGCTAAAGTCCTGACGCGACAGCAACGGGTGCGGGATAAAGGTGCTGGTCAGAATGTTGCGCTTAACGTAAATCGGGGAGCTGTGGTGAACGGCGGCGCGCAGGCTTTTTGCTAGTCCTGAGAAGTTGACCGGCGGCTCGTACCATTTGCCGTTATTGATGCACTCGACATAGTCGAGGATGTCGCGGCGATCCAGAACGGGCGACGGCTCGCCAAAGGTAAACGCCTCCATTTTCTGCGCCGCGCTGGCGGTCATCTTGGTCTGTTTTGGCTGTTTCTTATGGCGTTTTGTCATCTTAGTTAATATCCAGAATTGAAGTTGATTGCATACCGCTACCGGCGGAAAGCGGCTCGTTTAACAGGGCGTGCATGGTCGCCCACGCGATATCCGCGTGGCTGGCTTCCTCGCTGCGGCTGGCTTCATAGGTGGCGCTGCGGCCACTGCTGGTCATGGTTTTACGGATAGCCATAAATGACTGCGTGATGTCGGTCGCACCGGCGTCATATTCCAGACACCCGCGCCTGATGGTGTCTTTCGCTTTGAGCACCATTGCGGTTTTCATTTCCGGCGTGTAGCGGATGGCGCGCGCCGCCGGGAAGAATGAGCGCACGCGA